GGAACAGGTATGATAGCCAGAGAAGCTGCAAAAGGTTCTAGCTCAAGAAGCAAGACTGCATCTGACTATCTGGATGAATTAGTTGCAGAGAGACTTAGCTTAGATGAGTACATGAGAACTACAAAAGTTGCAGGTAAAAGTAAAAGTCCTAGTTATGCAGCTAAATCTGTGAGTCCTGAGAGTGGTATTATGGCATATAGACGTGCAGTTGAAAAGATGAGGTCGTAATATGGAAGCAGAATTTAAAGAAGAGCTAAGGATGCCATCAGGCAGAACTCGCTCCATGTTTGAGGCACCTGTACCTGGGCAGTCATTAACCAAAGAACCCGGTAAATACCCCTGGGAAAGTCCTGCGCAGTTTAATAATATAGACGAAGCTATGCAACATTACATGAATCGTTTTCAAGACGAAAAGGTAATGTTTAATTTGTTTTCTCTTATGGAAGCAAAAGTGCCAATTACAACTATTGCAGGAAGTATGATAATGCACGGCTTTGCTGAAGGTCTGTACACACCTGACGTTGGATTGCTAGTGGCTAATGACCTAATGGAAGTGTTAGTTGCAATGGCAAAAGAAGCAGATATACCATATGAGATGGGTGTGAAAGATGATATGGAAGAAGAGTATCGTAGAGCCGGACAATTAAAAGCTGTAATGGCAGAGCGTGAGAAGGGCGATGTGCCTAAAGTAAAAGAAGTAATTGAAGAAGCTAAACCTCAGCCAGCTCCGAAACAAGGCGGATTGATGGCTAAAGAAACACCTCCAGAACCACAAAAAGAAGAAGTAGCATAATGGCACTATTATCATCAGTATTTGGAACTGCATTAGGGTCTGCCGCTAGAGTAGGCTCAGAAGCTATACGTGAAGCTCGTCAAAGAGATGCTTTATCTATAGAAGAATTTAAAAAGAATGTGCAAGAAAAAAAAGCTGCATTTGCAAAACAACAAGCTGCAGCACAAGCACAAACAGAAAAAATAAATAATATTGCTAATTTTTTAAAGAACCAGCCCGGCTATGAAATGCTCAATTCTACAGAGTTAAATGATTTAGCTTTGCAACTAACACAAATGTCAGGTGATAAAAATCCTATAAGTTTTTATAATGAAACAATACAAGAAGGAAAACTAGATTTAATACCTCGTATATCTACAGTTACGACAAACGTACCTACGGGAGGTATGAAAGATGTAGGGTTAGTAGACGGAAGACCTGCAAAAGCTCAACCAGAAACAAAAGAAGCAGATGTTCCAGTTTCTAGTCTTTTAGGTAAGAAGAAAAATGACCAAGCTGTACAAACAGCGTCTTTATTAGCACCGTATAGAAAACAGTCATTTCTACAAACAGCTCTAGCAGGTAGAAATCTAGGGGGCTTGCAAAGAGATGCTCTGCGTCAGTTAGGAATGTCTGAGCGTCAATACAATAATATGATGACACAACAAGTCAAAACTCCCGCAAATCAAAATACAGCTTCTTTTATTGTTAGTAAAAGACCTGACTTAAAACCTGTGATTGACAGAATAACTAAATTAGATGGTATAATATTTGAACAAGCAGGTAAAGACTCTAATTTTATGAATCCTAGTTACAAAGTTCCTATGATGGTTCCAGCCGATAGAGATTACAAAATAGGAACAGGGCAGTTTGTGGATGCAGGACCGGGCGGAGTAGAAAAAGATGAGGTGATGAAAATCATACGTAAAGGCGAACCTATAACTATAGAAGTAAATCCTTTTCAAAATTACTTAAAAGCGTACCAACAGTTTACAACAAAAGTTTTATCTGACCCTGTAGCACTAAGAGACACTAAAAAATTTAAAGTGATGTTAGATATACAAAACAAAACCTTAATGCAGTTTGGTAATGTTGCTAAGAAAAAAGAAATAGTCAATATGTTTGACACGTTGTACAAGAAAAACTTTGATATAATCACTGAAGAATACACCAAAGTTCCCGTAAGTGTTAGAAACGATATAAATCTAACACAAAGATTAGAAGAAATAAATGCCAGTTATTTGCAACAAACAGAACTTATGGCTGCAGGTAATTACGCAGAAGCAATGAAAGTGATGAAAGAAACTGGTGCAAAAATAAATTCTGTGTTTTTAGATTTAAAACCAGAGTTGGATGTAGCCAACAAAAGAGCAAAATACGCCTATATAAATAACTTAATATCTGGTCTTGAAAATACCGATGGTATATTTGCACGTATTCCAGAGGAAATATTAAGTATGTATAATGGGCTACGAGAAGACTTTGAATTAGGTCTTGAAGATGATAATGACGACTTGTTAAAAGACGTATATCAAAGAGCAAAAAAGATAGCAGGCAGTCTCAGGGAAGTTAGAAGCTTAACTATGTCTGAAAAAGACAAAGAGGATGTAGCTTTCATAGAGTCTTTGATGTTACAATACAAAGAACAAAATCCAAACAAAACCACAGAAGAATACGCAGCAGCTAGAGAAAAAATAACAGCAGACGTAAAAAAGAGGTTTGCAAATCAAAAAATAAAAAGTGATGGTGGCGTATTTTATAGACAGGTTTTTACTTTCACAGAAGATGAAAATGGATTTGTAAAGCAATCTTTAGAGGAAATACCTACAGAAATAGGGGGAATCACACTACATGCTGGGCTGACTGCAGATGATTTTAAGGTGGCAAGAGCAAGCACAGCAAAGTATTACGGTAATCTAATAAATATCGGAAGACTTATGAGAGGTGTTCAAAGGGATGGTTTATTGTTCGGAAGCATGGCTAATGCAAGAATGATATACGGAGACACTGCAGACACACTAAGGTCTTTAGAGAACTTCATATTCAAAACAGACTTTCTAGGAGGGTTGCAAAATAACGCAGGCTACCTAAGAGAAATGAATCAAATGGTGACAGCTTTTGTGGGCGCAGCTAAAGACGAACTATTTGATGACCCTAGATTATCAGACCAAGATTTAGCTCTTGTTATAAATTACATCGGACTTCTCAATAAACCGGGACAGTTTAATTTAATAGGACAAGAGAACGCTCTAGCATCATTGATAGGACTAGAAAAAATATTTCTAAAACAACAAGCTCTAAATATGTTTATAACGAAAGGGCGAGAATATGGAGATGTTATACGCCCCGGTGACTTTGTAGGCAAAGACATAAACTTAAGTAAAGACTCAATAGCCAGAGACTTATTTTTACAAATGATGAGAAATAGAGGTCTTGAGCCAGCAGACTTTATGGTCAAAGGCACGGATGCAGACGGAGAAATGAAAGGCAAATTCATCGGGTTTGATGATGATAAAATTGAAAAGTATTTTAAAGATAGCAGAAATACGTTTGGTTATAGTAAGAAAAATAAAAAATTAAAAAATAGAGCAGCTTATTTTGCATTTGATGACACTATTAAAGAAATAAGAACTTCAGTAAGATATGCTATGGAGTCAGCTAGTGGTTTCACTTATGGCACATCTAATTCTTCTGCAAAATTTAGACAAACCAGTATGACACCCGGAATCTTACACTCTGTAACTTCAGATGGTGACGCAGTAACACAAACTAGAAATTTACTTATTGAAATGGCTATAGCAAATGGTGAACCACCTAACTCATTAATTGATAAGCTTGAAGCCAGTGGTCGTGATATTCTAGGTGTAAGTGAATTAACTCTAAGCAGATATGAGAGAGACTAAATTATGGAAAATGAAGACAAAATAGAAGTTAGCTCTTCCGAAGGACAAGTGCATGAGTTGTTTAATGTAGCTGACTCTGGGGCAAAAAACATGCCCGGTGTGAACCCTGACAGATTTGATGTTACACCTGAAGATGAAGATGAAGAGGATAATGGGTACTTTGGAAAAAAATTCTTAAACTCTATATATACAACAGGCAAAGATTTTGGACAAGACTTTTATGAAACATTTCAACAGGCGCCCGGCTTGCCTATGAGTATGATAACAGGAGTGGTTGCTAGAAAAAGGTTAGGTGAATCACAGAAAGAGAGAACAGCTTATATAAATCAAATCACTGGTGGTAAATATAAAGAAGGTGTGAACACCATTGATGATTACATAGAAAAAGATTATAGACTGCAAAACGCATTAGGCTTTGCTGACAATAAAGATGAATACAAGAAAGCTATAGAAAATTATTTAAGCCCTCTACCAAGTGGTAATGCTAGAGATTTTAAGATTGTAGAGGACGACAGAGAAAACAAACCGTGGTACATGCCTAAATATTATATTAGTGTAGAGAAAGATGATGGAAGCTACACAGATTATTCGAATCCTAATCAGACTGTTTCTGACTTTGTAGCCAGAGCAGCTGGACAGGTAGGCTTTGAAGTTGTTGCAGGTTCTGCTCAGATGGGCGCAGCAGCGAGCTTAGGCACTGCGTCAGCAGGTTTAACAGCAATGATTCCTTTTGTAGGACCTTTTCTAGCGCCTTTTGTAGGAGGTGCTGTATTCTTGTCAACCTTGTATACTGGTGGTGTGGCTGCAGAAAGAGCCAGAGAAGAATATATAAAAAATGTCTTAAATTTAGATGAAGAAGAAAAGAAAACTTTTGAGGATTTTGTTTCCATGATGGGAGACTTAGTCAAGAAACATCCTCCTACAGCTTTTGTTACTGACGTTGGCAGATTAGTTGCAGCCCCATTTAGTGAAAATATTGACCTTGGAGATGTAAAGATGCTCAATGATGAAGAGCTATTTACTACACAGGCTAAAACACCCCAAGAAGAGATGTCAGGATGGATGACTACTTTTGCAGGACCTTTTGGAAGAGTTATAGACAAGATAAGAACAGCAAAAGATAGATTTTCTGTGCCTCAAGAATTAGAAAAGTTTGATGCAAACAAACTAACACCTGATGGTGGAGGAATAAGAGGTGTTAATGTAGAGGGGGGTCTAAATATACCTATATACAGGCAAATGTTAGATGCGACTAATGACGCTAAGATGTTAAAACCCGGTGGTAGATTTGCTTACTTAAACGTAGATTTTCATAACTTTGTTTTAAGCACATATACCCCTAGTAAATTAATAGAAAGGTTAAGTGCCTTAGCACAACAAACAAGTTTAGTATTACCTAACATTTTAAAGAAACAAAACAATCAATTAAGAACTATAATTGAAAGATATAACACTGGACAACCAGTTGTATTTGAAGACTTTCAAAAACCATTGCAGGCAATGAGAGGAGCTTTTGAAAAACTGAGCAAGGAAAAGAGAGGAGACTTTGATACTATGGCTAGAGACTTAGGGGGACTTGACGGAGTCTTTGGAAGTCTTAGACTATTAGAGTCAAAGATTCAATACAGAGGAATACTTGATAAGATAGGTCCCTCCTCGTATAATTTAAAACCATTGAAGGATAAACTGCAAGGTATTATTGACGAAGATACAATGATACAGCCTACAACTAATAAAGAAACAGGAAAGATAACTTATCAAGTTGCTCCGTCTGGTCAAGCACAAGAAAATTTTCATTTGAAGAGAATAATAGCAGAATTACAGTCACTAGGGGGAAAAGACGGAACATTAAATATAGACCAGTCCAGACAAGCAAAAAATTCATTTGTAGAAGAAATGGTAAAAGCTAAGCTACTACCTCAAGGATTTAAATCAAAGAACTTGGACACTCCTGCTGAATTAATACACACATACGCAGTTACTCTAGGTAGATTAGCCTATGATAAATTTAAAAATACAAATGGTATGGAAGCAGAATTTGCTATGGCTAAAGATTTAAGAAACACTCTTCTTGATTTACTTAAATCCCCAGAGCCAAGAAAAGCAAATAAAGCCGCTTTTCCTAACTTTGATGGACTAGACGAAGATGGTATAAAAGAAATAGGTCCTATGCTAGACAGTGCAAATAAATTCTACAAAGACACGTTAGAGACTAGAAGCATGGACGATAGGGTGCAAACACTTCTTGAGGAGTTAAGGGAGAAGCTACGTGCTAATGAAGAACCCGGAGAAGTACTAAATCAATTAGTAGGCACATATCAGCAACCACCGCCACGAGGTAAAGTTACAACTCTTACTAAGTTAGGAGAAATGACAAAATACATACAGGAGCAAGGTGATGATATATTAAAACGTGCTCGTGAGTTAGATATAGATGACGGTATATTTCATCCGACAAAAGGTGTAACAGAAGCGTTTGCTAACTTAAAGAATGACTTTCATGCTACTTTATATGAGATGTTAACGCAGCAAACAAAGTTAAAGTTTACAGACCCAGATAGACCTACTGCTTTAGTAGAGTTTTTGAATAAAATGGACAACAAACAAAAACAGGTTCTGGGCATAACCAAAGCTAAGGAAGAAGAGCTAAGACAATTATCTGAAACTACAGCTAAACTTTTTGATAAAGAGTTTGTTGACTTAATTAGAAGTACACGTGCTAAATCTCCAACTTATAGTTTAGTGGACAATGTATTTGAAGCTAAAGATTTTGACACTGAGTTAGACAGATTAGTGCAGACTGGTGCCGATAAAAGCAAAATAAGAGATGGTATATTTCAATATATGTTTGACATGACTCATGATAAGAGCATATTTAAAATTCAAGACAGAAACACACCTTACTTTGATGCTAACCAGTTTTATGTAGATGCTTCTACACTACAAAAGTATCTTATGAAACTAAGAAATAGTGACATTATAAAAGACAATAAAATACTTAGTGACGATGACGTAGCCTTTCTAGATATGACTGAGAACCTAGCAGTTGCTCTAAGAGGTGCAAACAAAGCTGATGCAGGAGTTGCATTAGCAGGTGCACAGATATATGGAGAGTTATTTACAGTTAAGTTAGCCAAATTCTTTGGTGGCGTGGCGAGACTTGCTGCACAAAGAAGAATAAGTAAAATAATATCAAATGAAGGTTTAGTAAACTACGTTACTGGGGCAACATCTAACAGAAAACCGGTAGGTTTCACTAGAAGAGCATTTCTTGGGTATGGAGCAGCTATAGAAGCCTTAACAAATCTAGCCATAATTAATCCACAGAGAGATGGTTCAGATGCAAATGAAAACTCTATAGAACAGGAAATAGAAAGAGAGCCCACTATATTTGGTCTTGAGGACAGAATAGAACAGTCTTCTTTGAATCAGCAAACTGACAAATTATTTGCTAGTGCTGTTCCTTAATCAGGCACTACAACAGTAAGCTTCTCTGTCCTATCTAATATCTCTTGACCACGAGCTTTCATGCTCTTGCCAATATTTATAAGAAACTGTTGGCTTTCTGGCGTGATTCTATAGTCATCTTTACGTAGCACCGGTATAGCGTGTTCACCTATAAGATTGTTGACCATCTCATCCCACGGATATACAGCATGTGAATCTGTTTCGTGTTCACCGAAGATACTTATAGCAACACCTGTAGTGGTGGGCATCAAGCGCACCTCTACATCGCTTGTTAAGTGAAGTATTCTACTTGACATTGTCTTTCACCGCCTTGATTACATCAGAAGAAAATAACTTCTGTATATTGAGTAAGTACATACGAGATGCCATATGGTCTCCTCCCTTTACGCTTTTAACGTAGTCAAGAGAGTCAATAATACGGCGTAAAAAAGGAGTCCGGAATACAAGTGTCGCATACGTTTCGTCGTTAATGCAGAGATTGTGAAACCAGTAATCCGATTCTGTTGCTTTGATTCCTGAGGGTTTTCCATAACATTCATACTCTATCGCTATATTTCCAGACTTTTGCCATATGTCACGCTCTGATTTAACTTCAATCTTCGCATTCTCAAACATGTCAAGAACCTGACTTTCACGTATCTTACCATACTCAAGGTCAATGTCAAACTTCTTTCTGTCTTTTACGCTAGGTGCTGTTTTGTTCATGGTTATCCCCCTATGTCAACAATCTCGCATGAATCCCCACTACAAGCAAATGTTTGTGAAGAGTTTGTAGTATCTTCTTTTTCATAGTCTTGCAATTTAACCCAATCTATATGACCGAATTCACTGCTAAGCTTATCGTATACATCTTTTGTGCAATCCTGATAGGGGGCTTGCTGATAAGTATGTTCGGAGTGTGGTAAAAAAGACACACCAGACATCTCATCAAAGTGCTTAAACACAAAAGCACCTACTTCCATCCATTCATCATCACGAACTGTAACTGTTACGGAGGGCTTGTGCTCACACCAGTGTCTCTGATACACTAGCCACATCTCTAGCTGTTCTATAGCCGTCATATCATGACGTGTAACAGCGTCAGCAGGAGACTTCATAGGGAAGCTAAACACAGTTTGTGTATCCGGTTTCATAACATCCGCTTCGCTAGGGACGCCCTGCTCTTTTAGGAATAGAGTAAGAGGGTCTTTATTGTCACCACGCACAGTCCTAATATAATAAGGGCTATGACGAGCGTGAATGCCACTGCTTGAGTCAACAAGCTGTGATACCGTTCCGCTTGGTTTGACACACGTAATCGCTTTGCTCTCTGGGATATCAAGTAACTTTGCCCATCTTTGATTTGTTTCAACTGCTCTTCTCCTCATCTTTTCTAAGAACTCCGATAAGTGAAAACCTTTTTCACCTCTACCATTAGTCCATTTACAATCCATAATACCTGTCAATGACACACCAAGAAGTCTTTCTTCTTCTGTGTTAGTCTTCCATATCTTTCGTAAGTATGGAAAATTTGTGAATGTAGATTGGATTGTACCCATAATGGTGGCTAGTTCTACCTTACGTTCTATGGACGCAGGAGTATCATCAGCTCTTATTACAACTTCTGTTAAATTACAAAACTGGTACGGGCGCAAGATTATCTCAGAACAAGGGTTAGTACCAAACTCATGCTCAGAATCACGCCTGCCGTACTTTGCTGCTTGCTTTTTAGCAGCTATTCTATTGAATATACCTCTCTCACCAGATTTACTTTCTACAAGTGAAGTCCATTCACGTAAGAAGGTTTCACCATCCGGCTTGTCGGTGTATGACACGGAGTTATTAGCTAGTGCCATTTGTGGTGCTGTTTCCCACCATGTGCCGCTCTTAGCGTGGCGCATACGCCCATCTGAGAGATTTGATAAGCTAATCATAGCGGAGCGTCTAACACCCCCTGAGACGACAACCTCGCCGACCTTACACATCAAGTTATGGCAGTCATAACTAGACAGCTTACGACCTGCATTATCACGAAACAATTTTATTGTGAATGAGAACAGGTCTACTAAAGGTGCCGGACCTGATGCCCTACCACCAAATACACCTAACCTTGCTCCTGCAGGGCGAACCTTAGACACATCCCAACTAGGAACTTTACCAGAATATAACGTGCTTATCAGCTTTCTCAGAGCCTTAGCCCATCCTTCTTTACTGTCACTCACAACTATTATCTCATCTGAGTCCACTAACTCTGCAGGAACTTCTGGTAGCTTAGCTACGTATTGCCTCTCCACAGAGAAACCAACACCAGTTCCGCATAACAATATGTACATAGCTTCATCAAAAGCTTTTGCGTCATCAATGGGCAAGTAAGAACAGTTGTATCCTGCGGTATTGTCTCTCTCAAGAGCAGGTCCGGCTGTCATAAGAGCTCTCATAGACGGCATAACTTGTAATTGATATATAGCGTCCCATATCTCTTCACGTGTGTCAGTGTCAACGTCAGCTTTACTGCACACGTAATCTGTGTATCTGCTAACTGTTTCAAACCACGTTTCTCTACGGTTCTCTTCCGGCAGCCATCGGGCATATCTTGATACTGCTATAAAGTGTTGATAATCTGTTGGTAATGCGTTACTCATTTCTTCTCCTATCTTTGTTCTACGGTTACGTCTTTAACTGTTATACCAGAGACCTCATGTATTAAGTCCTCTACGTATTCTTCTAAAAGAACTGGCAGTTCTTCCAAGTCGGGTGTAAATTCCGATGAGTCAATCTTAGCTATTATCTTTACGATTACTTTGACGTCTTCTCTTGGCATTGTAGTTCCTCTTTTAGTCTATTTAGGTACCAGAGGGCTTTGTCTATATCTTGAATTGACTTACCCTTATCTCTATATCTCCATAAATATTTAATCACATTACCTTTTAAATATCCACAAAATTCTATGTGAGACATGGAAGCTCTCATGGCATCAATACACTCTATATCACCATTTGTATAATGTGGTGGATGATTAACGAAGTCTTTAAATTTTATAGTCAATGTATTGTCACTTTCTCTTGTAATTGTTTCATATCTTCAAACCCTGCACTAACTAAAGTATCTGGGTCATACATAGAATAATACAAAACTCCATGTAAGAGTAAAGTATAAAATGTCATTTCATCTGGGTGTAGTGAACCGGGACTAAAATTATAACATATCTCTAAGTCATAACTACCCATACCATCCACGTTTGTGTGAACTATGAGGGCGGCATCGCCTTCTTTTAAATTAATTACTTTTTGTTTTGGCATGATACGAGCTCTATAAAATGTTCTGCATCTACAACTACTAAAGGTTTTTGTCTATTCATCTTTATAATTAACAACGGCTCGCCTTCTTTTTCTATATTGTCGTGTGAGATAGCCTGCTCGTAATAGTTGTATATTGTTCTAATTCTTTCTGTGTTCTTACACTCTATGTTATAGGGGAACTTTCTATATGCTGATGTTGACAGCTGTACGTCAACCCCATTTACCCCCATAGGGGTTGAGCGCACATCTAGTGAGGTTAGCCTCTTGAATACACTAAGAAGCTTTTCTACTACCCATGTCTGTAGTTTTCTTCCCTTTGCTTTGGCTGAGCGAGGGCTCATCTTCTTCGATACGGACTTCAACAATACTTTTTGCCGGGATGATTGTCGTCGTACCTGAGCTTTGGATTTGTGGGAACTGGATATCGTGGTTGAGTTGCGAGATGAAGTCTTGCGCTTCAAACTTGGAGACTTTGAAATACTTTGTTTCAATTTTGTCATCATCAGCCCTCTTCTTTATTAATAGTGTCACGCCATTCTTGGGTGATGTGGGTGTACCAAACAAATCTGGGGTTTCGTCCCTTACTTGGGAGTTGTCTTCTGAACTCCAAACCGTCCCAACACTTGGATTTGAAGGGACAATAGTGGCACTCAATGCCCAAGGTGCGGTTTCCCGTAGACTTTTTGTAATAAAGTTCTTCAATGTCGGTGAAACACCGCTTAAAAGGTCTTCCATCAGATATTGCTTTGTGTACATTCTGTATTTCATTTTTGGTATTCTCCTTATGTTTACCATTTGGTGGGGCTTCAGCTACAGCTATCTGTCCCGTTGATTTATTTATTGCAATCCAACCTTTGAAGGGCTTATTGGATGCGAGCCCATAACCATACCCTTGTGACACATAGCCAAAAGAGTCTGAGTTATTAATTTTATCAAAAGCATCGTCAGCATTAAATTTTGACTCAAACGCAAAAGGAGACACAGTTTTTATGTCATAGATGCCATCAGATAATTCTATATCGTATTCACCTTGTATCTCATCATCATTAACTTTTAGTGAGACTTTCTTGTGTTTATTTTTTATTTCTACACCAGATGCTTGTAACAGTGCAATGATAACTGCTTCTAGCACATCCCCTATAATCATACGCATTTTAAAATCGTAGTCGGGTGCCTCTGGTTCTACGTTCATGGCTTCCATCTGTAATTGACACAGTGGTCTGCCAACATTGCTCATTCGTAGTCTGAAAGGTTCCTTTTTATATGTGAACTGTTTTTTTAATGCTTGCTTAGCAAGTTCACCAAACTCATCTAGGACATGAGGAGGCATTTCTGCCTCCCCACTAGCTGCTCTAGAAAGGAAAGAAAACAAAGCAGCTTGATGTTTGTTCATCAGATAACCGCCGACAAATCATCGTCCAAATCGTCAATAGTTGCATCGGCGTCAATCACTTTATCTGTCTTTTGAAGACATTTATTGTGCTCTGACATAATGTAACTATTCTCACTCGCTACATAATCCACAAAGTGGCTCAATAACTCTTGGTCTTGACTGGTAAACTCAATCGGACCAGAGTCAACGGAGAAGCCTGCCACATAGTAGACATTACTCCCCTTCTTATGTTTTGCCAAGTCTGCCCGTAACTTGTAAAACAAGAAAGGTTTTTTCTGTGCTGACAAGCTGTCTAACACATCCGAGATAGGCATAAAATTAGCCCCTCTCGCTCTCCAGACGACGGGAAGCCCCCCTACCTCGACGCTCTCGCCATCTGAATTCACTGCATCCTCAAAGAACATTTTACCGTAAAGCATACGGAATGGGCTAATCTGCTGTTGCTTATACAAGTCATCAGCAGTGAGTGTGTCCCTCTTGGATTTAGGTACGTAGCCACAGCGCATGCCACCTAACATATCTGGTATCTCTGTCTGTGGGTACAGATTTTTAGCCATACAAGACTTGTTGACTAACTCGTTAATCTTCGGGTCGTACTGAAGATATTGATAACGCTGAAGAAATAACTGAAAGCTAGCTTTCTTTGCATAAACGGTTGTGCCGTCATGCGTAGTAGACCAACTTCCGGGCGGAATAGACCTGCCATCGTCATCTTCAATATCTCTATTTATTTTTAATATGGTATGACCAACAGATGAGACTGCAGGGGTATCTTGCCCTATAACCTCAGCTATTTTGTCAAAACCGATTTCACTATTTACTGTTGGTAATGTGGTCATATAGACCTCCTTTCAATTTTAGATTTGTTATTTATAGAACATTTCATTTGCTAAGTCAAATAAATATTTTCCATTTCTAACCAATTATATCCCATTTCTAAATCTACACCAAATGGAACATCCCATTTTACATCGTAATAACTCTCAAAAGTGCTAGTTACATCCGACATAGCTCTGTGAGCGAGCTTAGACACAATGTCTTCCTCGCCGGGATACACGTCGATTACCACCGAGTCGTGTACAGTATTGATAATAAGAGACTTAATTCCTTTTTTGCTAAACGCACTTTGTAATCGAATGAGAGCGAGCGGCATAATGCAACCACCTGCCAAACCTTGTACGGGATAATTTTTAATAGCGGGTGCGTTACTGGCTGCGCCACTCGCAAGACGTTCAGTGCCCGGAAAAGCAAATTGTTGACCTGTATACAAAGTAACAGAGCCCTCAGTGATAGCCTCAGCTTGTAAGTCCTCATGCCATTTTGCCAACCGTGGGTATTTATCCATGAAATCTCTGTAGTAAGCCATCTCGTTAGGCGTCCCATGTGTACCACCATATAACGGTTTAAACGTGTGTGCTTTCGCCATAGTCCTTTCATCTTTAGTTACATCCTTTTCGTCTTTGTCAAATATAATAGAAGCTGTATATTTGTGAACATCACTGCCGTCAAGTATATCTTTCTTCATAACCTCATCACCGGACAGCTGTGCAGCCACTCTGAACTCTAGTTGTGAATAGTCAGCTTGTAATATTTTGCCACCATCAAACCTAGATACAACAACAGCACGTACAGGAAATGTATTTCCACGTGGCTGATTTTGAAAGTTGGGGTCAGAAGAGGATAAGCGTGTTGTTCTAGTCACACACTGATTATATTTTGGGTGCAATATAGCATTTGGCTTGACATTCCTCTCAATACCACCAACAAAACTAGATAAATACACATCAACAGCATTGAGCCGTATAGAACAGCGCAAGAACTTCTCTGCAACCTCATTACCTTTAGCCTTAGCATCATCTAAAAGACGCATCAGAGTTACCTTATCTGTTGCAAACCCATTAGCAGACACATCTCTAACGTCTCTTGGGTTCATTGTAAGCCCTGCAACTGCAGCATGCTTCTTCAAAAGATACCCTGCACCTTTACAAATTCTACACTTTGACTCTTTTTTCCACGGCTGTCCGTTCTTTTTGCGTTTAAAAAACTTACCTTTGCCAGAACAAGTGTTGCAGTGTAGTGCAGTTGTCTTATGAACACGCTCTGTCATGCTTTTTATTACTTTAACAAAAGCTCCAACTGACATTCTTGGTCTAGGAAGTGGCTTTCCCTTCTCATTTAAACCAATATTAAACATTTCTGCCCAGTTTTTCTTGTTTTTTACCTTACGAGAGTAAATCATCTGACTAATCTGCTCCGGTGAAGCAAAGTTTACTGGTGTATCACCCATGACTTCACGCATGATTTCGTGCATAGTGCGTTCGAGCTCAAGCTTTTCCTTACGATATGCCTGCTTCACATCCTGCAAAGCTTGCAAGTCAATCTTTATGCCATTGCGTTCGATTGTAGCTAATGTGAATAAGAAGCCATTCATTAGTTTAAGATGCTTCTCCATCACACTGTTTTTAAAGAGTTTTTGCTGATGCTCGTACAGCTCTCTGGTAGAAACTATGTCAGCGACACCATACTCTTCTACAATTTCACAAGGCATGCGGTCGAATCCTACACCTCTTGTCAAGTAATCTTTTGTCAAGTCAGACTTTTTCAAGCTAACTTTTCTTCTGATACAAGAGTCGTGCAAGCTAAGACTATACTTCTGCCCCTTCAAAAGTAAATATTCACCAATCATGGTATCATAAACTCTACCACTGTAACTAAATCCACTCTCCCACAACCAAACCAAGTCAAACTTTATGTTGTGTCCCACAAGTAATGTGGTGTTGTTTAATATTTGTTGAACTTGTGAATGAGCCACGGGTAAGTCTGGGTTCTTTTTCTCGTGATAAAACCACACAAACTTAGGCTCTAAGTCTTGACAAGTGTTGTATTGCACAGAAACTAATCTGTTATTGGGGTGAAACGGCGTCGGGTCTGTGCGCTTAGTCTCACCTACGTGGAAGGTAGTTTCCACATCTAATGTTGTAATCATACTGTATATCTATTCCTTTTTGTATCAAGATTGCAAACTATATTACCATGAAATCCACTTAACTTATTTTTAGATATAGTCAAATATCTACGTGTGTCATCATTGTTAGTGATGTCATTTTTACCGATGCCTATGATTAGGTCAGCTTCTGCAGCTTTACCAGTCTTACTGTTCTCCATCATAGCATAAGTTACATGTGTGCGCTCCTCTGCATCAGCAGATGCTTGACTAATACCTATGCCAAAAAGCTTGTGCCTTTTACATATCTCTCTAAACTTTGTGTATATGCTACGAAGCTTTTCATCTGTTCTAGCAAAGTTACCATTAACATTTACTTTGTCCAACTGGTCAATAATCAAAATGTCAGGCTTCTTGTGCTCACAATAAACATTCAACCACTCAATAGATGCGTCCACTCTATCGACCATAGTTATGTTAGGTGCGATTTGTAAAAATTGTGAACGAGCCTGAGACTTGTTTTGGTACAGTTCATCATGTGTATAGCCAGTGTATGAACACACAGAACGAACCATAGTACGACGAGCAGGTTCTTCATTTGTTATGATATGAACATTGGCACCTTGTGAGCAGAATCCGCCCGGTGATGCCGCAAGGGATACATAGAAAGCAGTCTTACCAACTTCCGGTCTAGCAAAAGCAATCATAAACTCGCCTGCCTTACCACCACGAACATGCTTGTGTAGACTAGGTATGTTAAACTCCCAACAGCTCTCATTCTGCTCAAACTCTAACAGAGTATCAAGGTCAGTTGGTATCTCCTCATAGTCATCTTTGGGTACAAAACCTTCTTGTGACTTTTCTACAATACTTTTTATGTCGAGCAGTTTATCAGTCGAGCCCTCCATAATGGACAAAGCCAAGTCAGCTATACGACGTCCCACCTCTTGTTGCCATAATGTGCTGACCACATCTGTAGCTACATCTTCTCCTATGTGAGGTAGACCATCAATGTCATCAAGCATATCAGATACAATCTCTCTTTTTGCACGTGTTGCAGTAGGATTATCTATTCTATATAGCTCACGCAGTTCAAGTATGGTTAGGTCTCTTTCATATCTCTTATGACCTTTCTCTAATGTATCATGTAAATCCCGTAATTCATCTGGGAACATAGACCTACTTATCTTATCTTTGTTAGCGTTGTAAAAATCCTTTTTTAATAGTAGCTTAATTATTTGTTGTTCAATACTAATTTTCCTATCTCCTCTGGGCTAAAATATTTTAAATCATCATCTACTCTGACTATATCACAAGACACATAGTAAGCCAAATGCTTTTGCATCCATAACGCCTTACGAGTTGCGTCTGGGTCAAGACAAATGTGAATGTGGTCGAATTTACGAAGTGAGCTCACGTTCACATCACGTAGGTTTGTGCCAAGCAATGCTATGCCGGTGGCAACTGGGGATATGGCGCAAGCACTTGCAGCATCTTCAACAAGAACGCCCACTTTACTTTTACCACAAGTGAACAGACGATTTGATTTACCATACCTGTACCACTTAGGTTTTGTAAATTTATTAAGACTTCTGCCAACAGCATCACAAACGTAATGATTATTTTTTATCATGAATACAACTCTATCTTGCTTTGAGTCATACATTATCTCTACGTCACGATTATTGTGTGCTGTCATACAATTATTTTTTTCTACATAACGACGGGCACGTTCATCATTTGTGAAAATTGTGAATGAGTCTGGGGTTATAAAATTTTCTAACACGTCACTACTGTCACGTATTTTTTCACGTATCTCGTTTGAGCTACGAGTAAAATTTTTTATACCTTTTATTTTACAGTTAGCACTATAACAGTTCCAAAGAACTTTTCCATTGATACGGGAAATTGTAAACGTATTACGTTTATGACAACTGGGGCAGTTGGTTCTAATTGTTTCATTACCTTGTGGTAAATTATCTTGAATAAACTTGTCGAGCATCTTATATAACCTTATGTAGCCTGCGGCGTTTAGCCGACTGTATCATGGATTTTAAGAAACGTCAAGACAAAAAAAAGCCCCTCCGAAGAGGGGCAAGTTGGGAGGAAAGAACCCTAGCTAAGATAAGCTAGGATTACGCCCTCTCCCCAAAAGGAGAAAGGGAGAGGGTATCTTAGAAGTCCATTTCTTCTGGGTCTGCCTCATAAGCCTCAACGAGTAGCTTGGCAATATCCCTCATGGACATATCAGCTTTATCAAAAGTCATGAGCACACGTTCAATCTTCATCTCTTCTGACTCTTTGGTAAAGAAGCCATCAGCAATGTCGAAGGGAACCATGTTGTCTATCGCATACCTGTGTCTGTCGACAGAAGACTGAATAGTTTTGAACTGGTTCTTTCTGCCCTCATCAGTAGCACCCAACTTGAAAGACTTTTGCTCAGGAACTTTGTACGACTGAGAGTATCTGAACTCGTCATCTTCATCATACGGAAAATCCCAGTAAGAATCGTCCATGCCTCTCCATGTGTTGGCTCGTCTGCCATAGCCGTAGTAGTTGCCTAGACCAAATGTCTCTTTGGCTTTTGGGTCACGCTTGACGGGTAGTTCTGCCCATTGAACTCTGAGCAAAGCAGGTATCAGCATATGCTCTAGCCACTCATGGTCAAACTTCTCTGAGTCAGTATGCTGACTTTTGTAGCCAACAGAAACGTTAGTACACTCTGGTATCAAAGAAGTGTAGCTGGCGCTGTCTGTAAATGTGCCAGAGTTCTTAGACATTTGCTGTTTAGGTGGTAGGCTTCTATTGAGCTCGCCACACAAAGCATCAGCAAACTCATCAGAGCAACATCTGCCACCACTCTGGCTAGTAATAACGTCACCATAGTTCATTCTGTCAAAAGCAATACAGTAATCAATGTCTTTGACATACTCTGGTTTGTTTCTGGCAACCCAATGAGAGCCAATACCACCAGACTCCTCGCCATGATGAAAGACATACAAGCCAGGAATACCCTTAGCAATCATACGACACATGATGTAACAACCTAGCTTATCGTCAGCACCCAGAACATTTTTGCTGAGTTCTTGAAACTCTTTGAACTCACAAGCAATATCAAGGTTTGTCCACTCTTCATACAAAGTGTCATCAGTACCATGTAGCTTGCCTTTGAACACAGTATAGTTATCAAAGTCTACTTTGCACTTTTCTTTAACGAGTTTGTCTAATTCCCAGTTGGAATCAATTTCCTTGTCACCAATAAATAACTTTCGTACTGGTTTGACAATGCCACATTGAACCCACCCATCATCACTATACAGTTGTCTGACCAGACCTTTGTTGCTTCTGTCCACAGTATCGAGATGACAGCTGAACATAACTCTTGATGTCCATTTGTTTCTAGCGTGCACTTTCTTCTGCTTACCAACTCGCACAAACAGATTGCCTTTCTCATCTACTTCATGAGTTACAAAGTTGCCACCGTTTGCTAGTGTTGTACGGCTTGGAATAAAATCAGTAATCAACTTAATAATTTTATCCTCGCCAAACTCTGAGCAAGATTGCGTTGTAAGTAAATCATACAGCAGAGGTGCCATATCTTTACCACGTTCAACTTCAGTCATTTCTGACAATTTCTTGCCAGATTTCATATAAGAATTTAAATACATTTAGTTAGTCTCCTTTTTAATTATTGCGTCACGTAAGTTATCGAAGGCTTTGACGCTTGAGCCCTCTCTAGGTAAGTCAACGAATTGACTTTCCAATTCTTGTTCGTACTCGTAGAGCACATCTAGGTTAGTAATAGTTTCCAACCCTTTGACCATAGGCACGTGCTTCATATCCGATATGTGTTGCACAGGCACAGCTTCCATCCACAAACCTCTGTATGCAAAGTGTTTGTCAGCCAGTAAGGACTGGATAAGAAAGTTGTGTCCTGCTTTACGATTACAAAGTTGATTACTAAAGCTCGCCACAGCTACATCATATCTAGTGCCCTCATACATAACAGTATGAAAAAGTTTATGATACTCATACTTGTCACCAAAGGGTTCTTTTCGCACATTAACACCACAATCATAAACAGAATCTCCCGTAAGGTCATAGTGGTTTTTGTGGGAGAATGCACGTTGATACGTTTTCCAAGTGTCTAGCTCTGGAAGAGCCCACGGAGTGTTAGTAAGCACGTTACCATGAAGCAAACAGTTTAGACGATTACTGAAGTAAACACAATCTTGATAATCATGAACAGTATCGTTGTAGAACTCATTGCTGTAAGTACGCCAATCAATATTGGTACCAGTCTGATACAAACGGTGCCCGTCATGTACGGCGCAGCTTTCACAACAATAATACATATCACTAACTTCCATGTAGACCATATCATCACAATGATGTTCTTCACCACAGTTGGGACACTCCACATAGTCATTGTCACGCTCATTGTGACGAGAGAAATAACCATCTGTTTTAGCAAGGTTACACGAATCAAAGCCCACCACACTTGTATTAGGGTCATTCTTAAGTAGGAACCAAGTAAAGTCATCTTTCTTCCTAGCAAAGATACCATGCTTGAAAGGGTGCCAGTCAAAGTAAGGAAAAGGTGTAACACGACTACCTCCCATCATATGAGTAGGCACAGACCACTCAATGTCGTAATCAAATATCCTTTGCTTTTTATCAACTGAGTAACCACAAGGAAATGTCACATCAATGCCCCGTTCTCTCATTTCTTTGATGAGAAGTTTCTGGAACTCGCTTGTAACACCGTACACTCTGGTAGCGACACGCTGTTTAGTTTTTGGATTGCGATAGTAGATGCCACGAGCTAGAATGACGCCTGCTCTCTTCATGTACATACCAAAAGCAACTGGACAATCGCCATACCAATCAACTGGTTGAACGTTCTCTACAAATGCTTTGTTTTTGTTGTCACTACGATTAGCATAGCCATCAACGTACAATCTGTCGTGAGCTTTACGGCTGTCCATACAAGAGGAAGGACTACCTTGTTTGTAGACATACATACGTCTAAAGCCTTTCTTACCACTAGCAAAGTGTAGTGTAGGAGGCTTTGTAATAGAAAGCATACGAGTGGCAACAACCTCTATCCATTGTTGGTCTTTGATTGGCACCCACTCTTTAGACTTATCACAGAAACATTCTAGGTAATTAGCAAGAGCACGACCAAGCGTTGTCACTTGTCGTTTCTTTAGCCTAGCTATGCCACGTTGCACGGGCAACCATCTCTTTTGTCTATGCTCACACTTCAAGTCATCAGCAATCTCGTTCTGTATAGCCATAGATACACTGGGGAAGTATGGGTTTTCTTTCTGATGATAACTATGACCTCTACGAGCTACATCTATGTGTCCCATAGCGTCAGCAGGAAGATTAGGAAACAGAACTACTTGTTTCTTATCTTTGTCCCAGCACATAACTCTGGCTACACGGAAGTAATCTGCTCTAGGTCTGGCATTAGAACTAGGAAGTGTGTCCATGCCCAGAACCACCTGATACAAAGTGCTTATGAACCTCTGCATATCTTTCGAAAGTATCGTGTACATACGAGAAGATACAACTTGAACTGGGTGTTTCTGCAAAGAAAGTTCTGCAAAATATTGTAACGGGACGTTATTTTCAGAACAAAACTTATCTATAAGCTTTTCATAACGCCCCATGATTTCATTTAATACTCTTTCATCATACATAATTGACCTCCTTACTTGTTTGATATCCAATGATGAATTGTTGTTTTACCAACAACTGCAATACTTTTGCCAAGTGTCACAGATGAGATAAAAGGATTGATAGAGTGCATAGTTTGCTTACCTGCATCTCTGTCAGAGTCATTGGTAGTCATTCGCATAACTAGACATTGACTCTCTGGTAGCTCTGGTGCGAAGCCAAGTATCATGTACATATTCTTATCTCGTGGGAACATGATAATTTTGCCAATATTCCTAGCTTGATTGATATCAAGTTCTTCAATGCTAGTCAGTTCAACTGGCTCGACTTGAAAATGATACGCACCTCTGATTATCACAGCTGATAATTCAGTTTCTGGATTGCAACTGAGAGTTAGAGTGCCGAAGGACTCCATCTCGTCCATACGCACATCAGCCATAGGATTACGTAACCAAAGAGACACACGCATGAAAGTGCTTCTGTGCCCACTCTGGTTAGGATTACCAGTAAGACCAAGAGAGGCGTAATGATTAGAGCCATTGGTGTACCTGAATATCATTCCTGGTGGTACATTTTTACGGTCTACAGTCTTGTTAAGTGCAAAGTCGAACCCCTCACCATTTAGCGTCTTAGCATAGAAATCATGCCAGTGGTCGGTTGTGTAAGTTTTAGTATCTCCAGACATTATAGTCACTCCTTTCAAAATACTGAGTTGATATGTAGTTTTCGGTTTTTGGTGAAGCCTTCAATCGTTGAAGACAAAAAGATATGTAGGCTACATGATGCAACCTAGTGTTGCCGTTGCCGTCACGCCAGTCTTTCCAATCATCTTCCTCGCTACTGAAATAATTATTAATCGCAGATTGAGCAAAGTCATTAGGATTTTTTACCCTAGCAGATACATCTTGATACATTGCTTGTATTGTATCACTACGAGTTCTCTCCATCTCGTCAATGTGTGGCTTCGTATCGTAACATGGCGTCAACTCGTAACTCCATGCTTTCAACACTTTATCATGTGGTTGCCAATGAGTCCTAATTCTGTGGTAATGACTAGGAACATAATAGTTCTTGTATGACAACATACGAACAGAATACTTCCGTTCTTTTGATATGTAAGTTTCGACACGACCTAAGCCTTTCACTTGCGTAGTTCTACTTGAGTAGAATACGTCAACGAGCTGATTGTCTTTGTAAGCTCTGGGCATTACAGACCTCCTTTCTCTGGGTCAAAGTTTTTGGGATTGCATGCGACTTCGTAAATCTTGTCACGTCGCACGGGTTGATAAGCACCTTTGTGCATAGGCACTAACGTGAACTGCTGTCCAAGAGCAACAGGAACAGCTTCAGCGCAGCTAACACAAAGATGAGGATAATGACAGGCAATACGCCTGCGCTCAGCGGGATAAAAGTCCCCACACTCAGTACATACACACTCGACCTCACTTTCTTGATACGTCATTGAAATTTTCTCCTTTTATTGTTATGTTCCATAATAACACAAAACCCCACTCCGACCAAATCGAAATGGGGTTAAGTCCTTGAATTTATTAAGTTTTTAGCTGAAGAGTGCTGTGAACACAATCGCATTTAGAACTAAAGTTCCTAGCACCATGAACGCCATCATGAGCAGTAATGCTTTTCCCTCATTCATGGCAGAAGTTCCTCCATAGTGTGCACTTGTTGTCACCACGACAGACCCTCTCATGCTTGGAAGTTTCCCAACACTCTGAGTTAGGAAAGTATTTAACTTTAAATCTGTCCCAAGTGTCATCTATATTTAATGTCAATATGACGGGTAGCACAAAGAACACTAGCACTATGATTGTGAACGAGGAGAACAATCCCTTATTGTGATAAGACTTTTCCATTATATTCCTTTCTTTTTGTTAAGTCCCTTCGGGTCA